GTTTCTCTAATTCCTGAATCAATAGATAAAGCACCTGGACTTGTTACATCAACAAAAGCCCACTCACCTTCAGCGCCCCAAACTTCTGTGCCCCAATCATCTCTACCCCAACCTTGTTCGTTGTAGGCTTGAACAGTTCCAAGAGATGTAGCAAGTGTTACACCTGAAGGCATAACATCTGGTGCAGGATCAACTGTACCTTCTGATATTGATAAAGTATTTAATGGGTTTTCTGATAAGAAAATTTCAGTGGCAATAGAAATACCTACTGAATTAACTGTAGTATTTAATTCTTGAGCTTGTGTTATAGGTGCATCATTAAAGATACCAACATCAACGCTTCCTACACCACCCCATCTAGTGTTGTAATCAGACCAAGTTGCATCTCCCCATGCGTCTTGGTTAGATTCAGTTGTTATAGATAGTTGATTTCCACTTGCGAGTACATCACCAAATATACCCCAAGCATTATCACCCCAAGCTTCACCACCCCAACCAGCATTTACTTCCGCATCAATTGTTACTGATTCTACTGTACTTGCTATAGATAAACTTGAAGGAATTACATTTCCGTAACCGTTCCAAATATTAGTACCCCAAGTTTGTCTTCCCCAACCTGTATTGATTTCACCATCTACAGATTCAGATCCAACAGAAGTTGTAAGAGTTAATGATGAAGGGGTAACTTGGTTATTAATTAAATCTCCCCAAAGGTTTGCTCCCCATTGTTTTCCACCCCATCCTTGTTCAGGATATGCTTCAGGTGAATTTAAAGATAATTGTAATTCGAAACCAGAAACATTTGCTTCTGCGTTTATAAGATCTCCCCAAGAACCAAAATTCCAAGTTTGACCACCCCATCCACTAGCATTAAAAGCTGAAGGAGTTAAAACAGTTATATTGGGTGATTGATCACCACCGTAAGAAAGGGAACCCCATGATTGAGCTCCATAAGCAGTGAGACCTGCTGACGATACCTGTACTGTAATATCTGCCATCAGGCCTCCCTGTTAAAATTATGCGATTCTTAAAATAGCTGACGAACTCGTAAAGTTTGGAAATTGAATTGTAAACGTTCCAGAAGTTGCAGTTTTATCAGCACCAAAATCTAAAACACAAACTGCTTTTTTAGCTTCAGTTGTATTATAAATTAAAGCACCTCTCGCAGTTAATGTTACACCTGTGAAAGATAAATCTGCAAAGTCAACAATTGCGACTCCGCCTGTTGCTAGTGAAACTTGTTGTGATTGTAATACACCACCTCCAGCTGCATATTGTCCAGACGCTGCTACTTCACTTGTTGTTGTGTATGAAGTTGTTGCTGCTGAAAGATTAGCTACTGATGTATATAATGCTAATTGAAATGTGTCACCACCAGATTCTAAATCATGAATACCTTGAAGGATTTCTGATTTAAAAGAATTGGTTACTGCTTGTGATATTGCCATGTTGTTTTCTCCTTATTAAAATCTTTAATTATTCGGTGAAGGTGCTTGAATTTTAACTCTTGGCACCCCATCCGTATACTCGTCTCTACGTCTTCTGCCCATTTGCTCTAACGCAAAACTTTGTATAGCTACATTATACTTGTCTGAATAGATTTTGTACATATCCATAGGCCCTTTTAGAAACTCATATGCATTAACCATAACAGCATTAAATAGAAGATCAGGAGCATTTTTGGAGACATAGGTCTCTGTATTCGTAGCTGATAGTTCATCAGGTGAGTAGATATAACTTAACTGAACTTTGTATTGAGCATCTGGAGCTGGAGCCATAATCAATGTAGTCTCCTTCCAATTAGCGTAGTATTTAGGAACTCCTGTCGCTCCTGTTGAATTGTATTCAAATATAAAACTTGTGTCTCTTTTTTCTAAGTATTCTTTTGTAGTAGGAGTTTGAGTAGAATCGAATACTAGTATTGATCTTACAATGATAGATGTTCTAGTCCCTGAAGTTGCAGGTGAACTTGGTAAATCTAAATATGGTGAATTTATGTTTAAATTAGCTGTTGCATATTCTCTAGTGTAATCTGCATCCACTTCTCTAAAAATACGAAGTTCTGCATCTCTAATCATACCTTGAATAATAGAATCTGTTAAAACAGTAGATCCAACTTCAGTATAATCTCTAACTTTTTGTAATAATTCAGCGTATGTCATATTATGTAATTGTTATTGTAACACTCCCTACTCTTGTTCCCAACTGTCTCTTGTTGTTTTCTTCTAAAGGACTTTCAGATGGTTGCATACCATCAGATGTAAACTGACCTGGCCAATATTGTGGATCCAAGTATACTGTTACAGGTGCAGGTCTTTGAGGTCTTGCATTCCATAACGCTACAGGATCTGCCATATGTGGCTTTGGATCTAGCTGAGGATGTTTTGCTTCAAATTCAGAAATATGTACCCATGATCCATTCCATTCTTTTACCATTTCTCTGTATGGAAAAGCTTGTCCCGATCTATCAGATATGGATTGTGAATATTTACCTTTTGCGTAAGCCATTACGATCCTTGTGGGTAATAAACATTAGGAGTGATGTAAACAGATGTTCTTTGTCCATCTTCTTCTAATGCTCTTTTTAATTCATCTTCGTATAATAATTTTAATGCTTGTATTCTATCAGGTGCAATTTTTTGTGATAAATAAAATGCTAATCCAGATACCATACATGGAAAGAATCTAAATGGCATATCTGAAGTATTAGTATATGCACCTACATCTTCGATTCTTGCAAGATAGTAATAGAATATATTAGTCACTGCGCTCGTATCAGGAGCCAGATATAAACTAATAGTTGGATTGATTTGTCTATCAACATAATACTGAGAAGGTGTACCTGCTTGTGTCTTATCAGGTATTGCAATGTATTCAGATCTAGATACTTTAGTTAAAGTTTGTTGATTACCACCAGATGTAGTAACAACAGCCTCAAGAACATCATTACAATCACTAGGAGTACTATAAGTTACTTGATTATTAACTAACGTTGTAGTTTCTGATTTAACTTTCCAAAGGTTAATACCTCTGTTGCCCCATTCAGAAAATAAAAGATTTAAACTTCTTCTAGCTGACTTAATATCGTTTCCAGAATTAGTTCTTACGCCACATCTTTCGTAAGCTTCTTCAATAACGTCATCAATAGTAATGTTAAAACTTGTAGTTCCTGATGTAGCCATTTCATCCTTACGCTTTTATTGCTTTTTGTAAATGTAAAGGTAAATTTTTTTGTTTTTCTGTTAACTTGCCTGTTTTAGCTTTCATCATTTTTCCAGTTTTAGCTTTGCCAACTTGACCAGTCATTTTGTAATTTTTCTTTCCGCCACCCATGTTCATATTATTTTACTCCTTCAAATTTTCCTCCCTTAACAGCGATACCCATACCACCGCAAGAGAAATTAGTTATTCTATTTTTAGCCACAGCTTTTGCAGCCTTATCCTGTTTGTCTTCTTTGACAGAATCCGTTGCTTTTTTTAAGGCCTCTAAATAGGCTTTGTATTCAGTTGCTTCTTCCATTATGTGTCTATCATACCACCGTAATACAATTTAGTAAATGCACCTTTAGATGCAAAAGTACTTACATTTGTAGGTTTACCGCCTACGCCTTGAGATTTACTTCTTTTCCTCACAACAGCAGAACGCTTTTCTGAGTCTGTCATTCGGGCTGCTTTTGCAGCAGGAACGCATTTGGGGTACTTTCTTTTTGATCCACTTGCAGATTTTCTTCCACATTCTTTGTATCCTCCTCCTGGTTTCTTAGAACCTATATCAACCCATTTTTCACTAAACCATTTTTTGAGACCACCTCTTTTCATACCTCCTGCTGGAACACAGTTGGGAACCATTCGGTCACCTTTTTTCTTCATGCCCTTTTGGACATATCCTTCCCAACAAGTGCCTCGTTCACTCATTTCAATAGGTCACCGTAATAGTTTGAATAACTGTCGTTTGATAACTGAATATCACCTGAGTCATGTTTAATAAATTTACCCTGATATGCCTTCTTAGGCCCCCAATCTTTTCTTTTTGTACCTGATGGATCTTTTATTTTACCCGCACAAATTTTACTAG